AATGCTTCATGCCGTTAGGTACGTCAGTTGTCAAATACCAGCCGTTTGTATCGGTTAGGAAGTGATTAACTGTGTAGCCTTCAGGGATAGAACCATTGTTCTTGAGGGCGTTAATATCGTTATCGGTTGTGCCAACACGTAATTCAGTCTCGAGCAAACGAGTTGCAACGAACATGAGGTTAGGTGGAACAATCAATTTACGTGGTTTAGCAGCGATTAACAAACCACGCTCATCTGTCCAGCCAGCGATTTGAATAACTGCGGCTTCCAAGGAAGTCTCATTCAAATCTACGCCAGTTGAAACAGTATTGCTGTTTGTACCGCCAGAAACCAATGGGTGTGCTGTTGAGAACAAAGGCACGCCATCGCCACCGTAATAAGCGGCAGAGTTGGTGAATCCGTTGTTAATAACTGCAGCAGCCTTAACTTGCTTGGTGTACGCCATAGAACGTGCTAGACCTTTGGTGTAACGAGCAGACAATGAGTCATACAAGTTATCTTCAATGGCTTCTTCAGTCAAACTGAAGCCCATTGCAATGGTTTCGTGGTTGTAGCGTGCAGTCCATGCTTCTTGGCCGTTGTCGTAACGAATAGCAGAGCCTTCGTTTTTGACTGGAGCGGCTGTAAAGCCTGACAATTTGGTTTCTTCTTCAAAAGAACGCTCAGAGGTCTCTGTATCGTAGATCTCTTTGTGCTCTTCGCCATAGCGAGCATACTCTAATCCGAACAATGCATTCAGTCCGGGTAGGAGCTCTTTTAATAGTTGTGCGCGTGAAATAGCCATTATTTAGCTCCTATTAGGCTGCAGTTGCTACGCCAGCAGCACTGTAGTAGGTGTGAACACCGAAGTTGAACTTAACGATCACTTCAGTAAAAGAACCCGATGCATTAACTGTCTCAGGAACGCCAGCTACGATACGCATTGGAACTGCGGTACCTGCGCCAGTAGTTGCTGAAATAGATGCATTTGAGTCGCCTGTTGTTGTGCTACCAGCGGTCAAAATCAAAGCTGCGTTTTGACCAATAGCTGCTTGCGTTACACCAGAAATTGTTGATGCTCCAGCAGCGGTAACCGCAACTTTGAACAATGCATCTGGATCATCCAATACAAAAGCTTGAATGTCAGAAGCCACTGTGCTAGCTGGGTAATACTGTTGTTGCAACAATTGCTTAGTGGATGGGTTTGTGAACTGACAACCCAAGAAAATGCCAACTGCATCGGTTGCGGTAGCTGTGGTTGAAACTTTGCTTAGTGTGCCACCAGTGTTTAAACGCACGACATCACCGTAAAAAATCGATGTGCCAGAGCCAGAAGCAATGGGGATTAAGCGAGTTGAACCAGCAAATACCTGACCACCGATCAAATTGATCGGCTGAAATCCGTAAGGACCTGAAACGGTAGGATAAGCCATTTAGAACTCCTAAATTAAAATTAATTACTTGCCAAAAGAACTTGAAGATTTACGCTCTGAAAAGAGTGGCATCCTCGCATCACTTTGACGCATCAAATTATTGTCTACAGCTTCCGCCTGAGCATCGGTTTGTTTAGCATAAAAATTATTACGCTGTTCAACGAACTCTTCTGGAGTCTTGCAAAGCAATAACCCACCAATCTCAATATTGTCCTTAAAGCGACTATTGGGATCAATTAACAGTTGCATTTCTGGTTGTTCTTCCATCGGTACAGGTTCCCATTTTTCTCTCAGTTTCGCTGACAGGTTACGTGGATCTGCTGCTCCCAATGTTGAAATACGTACCCAGTGGTATTTATATCCAGGAATCTTTACAGGCTCTGGAAGTAATTCGGCTGGTGCCCACTGCTGAAGGCGCTCGCTTTTATCACGGGTTTCTACTTCACGGTCAATTCTTTTCGTAGTCATTTTAGATTTCCTTTATTAGTTCACGGGCGTATTGCTCATTGGTTAGTCCTAACTTCTTGGCAATTGCTTGCTGGGAAGTTGTCAGGCGCACCTTCTTGGAAGATGTGCTGCGACTAGCGGAGGCTACAACAGTGCTAGGCTTTGCCTTGCTCTGAGGTTTTTCGTCTTCTACGTCCTCGAAATTCTCAGGGAATCTCTTACGCATAGTTTCGTCTATACGCTTGTAATACTCATCGGTAGTGGCATAAGCCATACCATTTTGCTTAACAAGCTTTTCATGCAATCCCAAGGCTAAACTGGTCATCTCGTCATCTTGACCAAACCAAGAGTTTTTCTCTTGCCAACCTTGGGCTTTCGTATCCCGCATTGGCTGTTGCACTGGCTGTTGTTGTATTTGTACATCATTTTCACGCTCTTGTAAAGCCCTTCTTTGATTTAAGTTTTGGGTAGCGTCAAAGACTCTATCCAACTTAATCTTAGCGGTGGTCATTCTCTCCTGAGCTTCGACTAATTTATCGCCATCCCCAGACTCATAAGCATCTCGGTATTCTTTCTTAGCCATAGCCAGCTCTTGCTCTGCACTCGTTTTAAAGGAGTCCACAGCTACTGCCTCGCTGGAGTTAACCTTGCCTTTTAAAGCCTTATTTTCTTCATAAAGCTTCTTGGCAACTTCAATTGCTTCCTGACGCTCTCGCTCTGCAGCATCTTTTAATCTGCGCTCGTCATGATAAATCTTGCGAAACCCTGCAATTTTCTTCTTTGCTTCCGCAGAATACTCATCCAGCTCATCCCGCTCCAAAGATTCTACAAACTCTGGCTCAGAAGGGGTCTTGTTGCGATCTTCTGGTGGGGTGTCGTCTTCAACTTCAACTTCAAAATCGTCTTCGTTGTCAGTGTCTACTGACTTTACTTCTTCTTCATCGGGAAACTTGTAGTTTTCCATTCGTATACTCCTTATTTTCGTTTACTTGCGTTTAATACCACGGGGGTCATCTACTACGCCTTCCACAGAATCATCGTTGATCATGCGGAATTCACGTCCATGAATGACTAAACGGCTACCAGCATAAGGTTTGACAAGGACAAAGTCGCCCTGTTTACACCAAGCACCGCTCGGAAAGCGGTTTTTATCTGCATAGCAATCTGGTCCTAAACTAACTACAAACAGCACAGTGGTTAGAGTTTCTTCGACTCGCATTGTTTCGTCTGCCTTTGCGATACCGCTTTCAAACTCTTTTTCCTGCTCTGGGATAGCGCATAAAATGCGATAACCAGAGGGTTTAGGAAGCTGTGTTGCCTTTTCTTCGTCTGACTTATCAAGCAGATTCGTAAGATCTACTGCTTTTCCTAAGTCGATTTGATTACTCATCCGAGTTCTCCATTCTGTCTTTGAGGTCTAATACGTATCCACGAGCAATGAGCAGACCTCGAATCTCACCACACGATTTTTTGTAATCCTCGAAGTTTTCGTAATTTCCAAGGACTACTGCATCTTTAAGTTGGTTAATCTTGTCGTCAAATTGCTTAACCAACAGTTCTAATTCGGTCATTTTTTGTCATTCCCCTTGTTAGAGTTGTTTCTTGCGTTCATTTCAGCGGCTATGAGCTGTGCGGCTATTTGACCCTTCTGAGCATCTATCTGTTGCCGTTTATGAGCCATATCTACGCCTAGTTTTGTGCCATCAAACTCAGATTTACGGTCTAAAGCAGTCCTATCCTTCTCAATATTGACTCCAAGGCGGGTACCATCAATTTCTAACTGACCTTCTACCCGTTGGCGCTCGATAGCTAACTGCTCCACCCTTAATTGAGCATCCACTTGGTCTTTTTGAGCTTTACGTTGCTGCTCCTGCGCCTTAATTTGCAGTTCTTGCATCTGCATTTGGACAATAGGGTCTTCTGCCTGTTGTTGAGCTTGCTGTTGAGCAGCTGCGGCTTGATTTTGTTGCAACAATTGAGAAGAAGCTTGTGCCACCAGACGTGAAATTTGGATTTCGTAGTCCTCTGGGAGGGCATCTTGGTCTTCGTCCTTCATATAAGGCAGTGGAGCGCCTAGTTGTTGCTCGATCATCTGGCGGTACTTGAACCCAAAGTGCTCTGCAATGTGCGCTTGGAGTGCCGCAGTCATCTGTTGAGCTAATGGATTCTGCCCAATCACTGCCGCAGTGGTTGGATCTTGCAAGAAGTTAGTGTGCGCTGCAATATGAGCGTCCTGATCTTGATACATAAACGCTTTTAATGGCTTTTGACTTAATACATCCATGTTTTCGGTAATTGGATCCTTTGGTTTCTTGTCTTCTTCCAATGGAATGAGCTTCTGAGCGTTGCGAATTCCCAACACATCGAGCATTTGGCGGTGCAACTGGGGCATATTGTAGATTTGTGGGGCACCTTGAGCCAATTGAAGCACGGCTTGGTACTGAACAATCTTCTGCGCCATCGTTGCAGCGTTAGGATCAGACACAGGAATAACTGTAACAAGTGAATAATCTGATTTTTTAGCTCTTGGACGACCATCTACAGGCTCATAATCATATTCTTCTGGGGTGTAGTCCCGAATAATGTCTTTTAACAGACGTAATTCCTGCTTCATTGAGTAGTGGATGCGGGCTTGTACCGCACTCATCACCTTTAAGGTACGTTCCAGAATAGCTAGAGTGGTTCCAACAGGAGCATTAGCGCTCATGTCGGAAACTTTCATGTCTGCTGCGGAAGCAAATCTACGACCTTCTTCTACGATAGTGCCAAGCAACTGATACAGAACCTGACTAGGCTCCTTGTATGGCAGGGTCATTAAGTTATCTTTAATGGCTCCGCTAGGCACGTCCACATCACGGAATTCACCTGGCGCTATCGGGGTGTCGTCACCTTTGACACGCAATCCACGGGTCTTAAAGCCGCCTGGCAAGTTGCTAAGGGTTCCTGCGTCAACGAGCTGACGAATAAGAGACGTTCCAGACTTTGCAAAGGCTCCAACCAAATGGATGAGACCAAAGCAATAAAAGCCAAAACCAGGCACGTAGCCGTAATGAACGAAGTGTTGCCGTTTTTGTTTGGTTTCATCTTCTGGTCTCCAGTTACGTCTAATAGACAGGATCTCTTGGGTGCCTTTTTCCATCGTTACTACGTATGGAAGCGCTATTCCTGTTGGTTCTCCGTCTTCATCTACGTCCTCGTAACCTGGTAGATCTAGGTTAACGTGGATCTCAAGCAGTTTAAACCTGTCGTCTGAAGTGGCTCTAAAGCCCATCTTCTCCGCAATTTTCTTTTCTACTTCATCTAAAGCGCCAGTAGGCTCATCTAGATCTACGTCTCGGTAGAAACCCTCATACTGCAAACGCTTGAGTTCATTTTGGGTTTTACGCATGACGTGAGTGACACGAGGGGCTTGCTCTAGACTTGAAGCACCGTAAGGAACTACGATGTCTTCCGCTGGCACAAACATCGATACCTGACGGTTTAGGGCAGGGTCAAAGTAAACCTTTTTAAATGCGTTACCCGAAAGACCTAAGCCCCAGATCATTCTTTCATGTTCAGGTCGGAATTCCTGCATCACATCTGTTAATTCATAGTTCATGTCATCTTGGACACGAGTGGCGGCTTCTTTCTTTTCTACGGTCTCTTTGCCAATGATCTGTGTTTTAACAGGTCCTGCCGCAGGGAATGATTCCATAATGGTCTCAGCTTGGAACTTCACTAAAGCTTCAGACAGTAGGGGGTGGTAGACACCACAGGCACCTTCCCAAGGGTCAGTACGCTCTTCAATCTTCATACCTAACAGCTCTAAGCCGTCTACATAGGTCTGAATCCAATCTTTACGGGCGCTAATGTCTTCTTCAAAGTCTCCTAGCAAATCCCCTGCGATCTCAGTTAAATCGCCTTGGCTCATATGTTCGGCTAGGTTGTCGTCAAAGTCGTCATCTAGATCAATTTCTAAAATGCCTATTTCCAGCTTCTCAAAATCTGGATTTTCAATTTCAATTTCGATTGCCGGCATGTCACCACCAACCAAATCCTGCAGACCCATAGGGGCCGGGCTTAAAGATTGTTCAATGCTCATTTGTAACCTTAGTAGTAAACCGCTTTGCGGCGAA